TCAATCTCCGGGGGCTTCTTCTTCATATTCAATTCCATCCCGCTTCATCTTCTCAATGACCGCCTCCAGGATGTAAGCGTTCCGACTCATTTCTGCCTTATCGGCCGCCTTATCAATTATGTCGCGGCCGCCTTTTCTGACCGTAAATTTAACTTGATCGTAATTAGCGGCGTTGTACTTCTCTTTTGCCCTCGTAGCTGAATTCCCCTTCTTCTCTTCCATAATTCTCAACTCCTTTGACCTCAACAATAACATAAAAATAATACTGGTACAAGTATAAAAAGCTCTTGATTATATACTGGTACTAGTATATAATAAGGATATAAGGAGGTGAGCAAGAGATGAAGAAAAAGAGAAAGCAAGAGCGAATGGATGATCTGATCAAACTCACGATTGCAGTCGTGACACTGATCAACTCGATCATCATCCTCATCATCACCCTGACGCGCTAGTGTCGGAATCCTAAAGACCATCGCCCCGCAAGGGGCTTTGGTTGAAAGGGATGGTGAAATCAAAGGACGCTCTTGCTTTCTCATTTATTATATAATACCACAAAGGGGATGGGAAAATGAAGAAGGCAACGTACATTATCAGTATTACCGCTTTGGTCATAAGTATAGTTGCGTTGGCTATTGCGTTATCTAAATGAACCACAGTGGTAGACGGGAAGCGGGACACATGTATCGAAGCGATTGGAGAAATGGCGGCAATTCAGGTGAGGTAATCCAAAACGGAAACAGGAACTATATATCGCGGTAACTGCGGTCATCTCTCAGTCTTCCGATCAATCGCCGGCGCTTAAAAGTTTATGTTTGGAAAGATTATTCATTTAGTGAAGACCCTACTCTGCCCGCCTGACGAGTCCGAGGGAATGGACGAAAACGCACCGTCGCGATGATGGAGCGTTCGCGGAATTCTTCTAGGGAACTGCGAATGCTTTCCTCTGATCCGAGCAGCTTCCTACGTAAACAAGTCGCCGGGGTCATACTCCCACATATCGTCAAAAAAGAGCTTTTGTAATATGATAATAATAATAAATAGAGCAGAGATGTGGTGGTCTGTGTGTTACGCATTAAGCAGTTAAGTATTAATGGAATAGGTGGTATTGACAACCTATCATTAGTCTTCGAGGATCAATTCAACATTATATGTGGGCCTAATGGTATTGGGAAGACGACTATATTGGATTGCATAGGGCAAAGTTTTTCTTATCATAACTCTAATACAATCAAAAGAAATGCAAAACACGATAGTGGAAGTTGGTCATTGAAGGTTGATGTAGATGGTTTAGAATTGGAAACCAACAACAAGAAAAAAGGTTTCCATCCCACCGATGAGATGGATTCGATGAACCAATTGTTAGTGCAATATAGCATTAATATTTTAACACTGAAAACAAATCGCCATTTTGAATACAAGCAATTACACTCGGTTGCAAGAGACCAAAAACAAGACGAAAATGCCGCATCTGTATATGGCATTAATGCAAATGATCTAAAAAATTGGTTTGTCAATAGATTTATGTGGTCAACACATGAGAAAGCCCTTACTGCAACCCAACTATCAAATCTAAAAACTGCGATGCATATATTTGGATTATTAGATGATCAAATCAATTTTGCTAGAGTGAAAATTGAGACATTCGATATTCTAGTAAAAAATAAGCAGGGATCAGAACTATATTTCGAATATCTGTCATCTGGATATAAATCCGTGATATTTATATTAATTGGTATAATGAAAGAAATAGAAATAAGATTTACTGATGAGAAACAAATAGCTGCAAAGGACTTTAATGGGGTCATTTTAATAGATGAACTAGACCTTCATCTTCATCCCCAATGGCAATCAAAATTAGTTGAAGTGCTAAAAATAGTATTTCCTGTTGCACAATTCATCGTAACAACGCACAGTCCGCATATGATTCAGGTTGCTGATCCAAAAGAGATTATACCACTTGGGTTCAATAGTGACGGCTCTGTTTCAGTACGAGTAATTCCTTCAAGTGAGTTTGGCTATCAAGGTTGGACGGTTGAGGAAATTCTAACTGATGTAATGGGGCTTAACAATACAATATCAGAACCATTCAGAAATACACTTTCAAGATTTGAAGAAGCACTCACTGATGAGAATAAAGAACAAGCAGAAGAAGCTTATAAGATATTAAGCAAAATGCTTCACCCTGAAAATCATTTAAGGAAGATCCTCAAGATACAAATGGCATCGTTAGGAGAATAAAATGATAAAAATAACAAAAAAACCATGCCCGAATATTTTGTCCCCAGAGTTAAAGGATCAACTTACAAAAGATTTCATTGCAACAGAAAAATCAGTTTGGAAAATCAAGGATATTGAAATAACCCTTCTCGAAAGTTCGCATTACAAATGCGTTTACTGCGAATGCAAGTTGATGGAAGAGTCAAAGTTTATGGAAATAGATCACTACTATAATAAGGATAATTATCCTGACCTCGTCTTAGATTGGGATAACTTACTTCCAAGTTGTAAACGTTGTAATGGGCGTAAATCAGATTATGATACAAAGAACTATCCATTTATTAATCCCTCAGAAATGGATCCAAGAGAACATTTAACAATGCGATCGTTCAAGTATTACCCGAAGACTGAAAACGGAAAAATGACTATCAGAAAGTTACTGTTAAATGATATTAGAAAAATGTTGACTGTTCGCTTTGATATATGTAAGGCTATTCAATTTCAAGTGGACGAGTTAGTAGAAAAAGCAGAAAGATATCAAAATGGTATTCAAAAAACGACCAATAACAAAAACAAAATTATTTCTATTACGACTAATTTATTATACGAAGCACAGCCAGAATCGGCATATGCAGCTACTGTAGCTACGGAATTAATGAATAGCATCGATTTTAGAACAGTGTTGGGAATAATTAAAGATGAGAATATTGGAAATGTTGAGATTGATACACTGTTCAAATCGACTGAAATGTTAGCGCTATAATATACCCAATTGTTTATTTGTCTTGTTCAATATTTTGGTAAAACCTATTAAAGTCATCATTGTGTATAATCCAGCGGTGATCCGGTTGTCCTTCATTTTGAAGCATTACAAAATCACCGTTTGGAGATTCTGAAACGAGTTCTACTACCTTCCCATCATCATTTCTACAGTATTTTTTCATTATTTAATCCCCCTTGACTATAGTGTATTCATGATTATGTAATAATAACCTTACTCACATCTAGGCAAAGCAGGGCTTTATTATTGGTGGCAATCGTACGACAACAACCTCAGCAATATCCCGTCAGCCAAGGCCAACGGGAGAAAGATTATTTCTTAAATCCATGAACACGCAGAGACACTGCCAACGATCTCCAAAAATCAACTGTTCCAGTTGGTTCTTTAATCACCCCAATAACCTTGACACCAAACTCTGTCACAAACCATTTAGGAGCTGGTACGTTCTCCTCGATCGCCATGATTCTCATGACCAATGTTCCGATCGCACTAGACTGTTCTTCCACCTTCCGTTGAAGCTTTTCGAATTCATTTCTTTCCGATCCTGTCATAGGTTCTTCCTCCGGGGCGACGAGCTGCGCCGCTACTCTATTTTTGAAAGCTATCCATCCCGCCCAAGTTCCGCCATCGTACATTAAGCGCGGGCAAATCTTACCGCTCCAATCCCAATGCCGGCGAAGCCTGTCCACTCCCCACTTGCGTTCCTTGAGCATTTTCGCCACTAACTGGACGGCGTTCTCTAACGTCTTCTCATAGTCGCCGCTTTCGCATATCTCAACCCCGATTGAAGTGACGTTTCCGGTGTTATCCCCTGCGTGAAGTGCTTTCTCGTCAGGCGAGATCGCTTCAATTGCCCGATATTCATCGACAACGATATTCCAACTTGCTTCCCGGTCATTACTCGGATTCGTTAACCATGCGCGCTCGTTCTCCGCGCTGCTGTCTTCGTTACCCGTGTTATGGATGGTTATAGTCGCCTTTTCCGCTCGCACCCCTTGACGGCGTCTATGCGGCGTACTGATGGGGATATGATCAATCCGGTATTCTAACATGTTTCTTCGCCTCACGTTTCCCTGGGGGATTTACTGCCACACTGTACATCTTCCCGGCCAACGACCAAACCAACAAACCGTTTAGGAATGAAAGCACGTATACGCTCCAATCTGTTACGTCCGCTCCGCCCTTGATCGCCGCTAACAGAAGGATAACGGAAGCAATAAAAGCGGCGTACAAGTCCGTAGGTATCCACGGGGCGATTCTATCGACGATTCCCTTGGTTAGCTGCACGAATAAGTACGTAGACAAAGAAGACGCCGCCACCGTAGTGAGAGCGTCCCAAGTAAATAACTGAGTATCCATTATTGCGCCAAGCCTCCTTTAACAATGTAGGCGATTAGGGCCAATATCACAGAGCCTATGATAGTGGTTCCTACCCAATTAATCAGCTTGTCGATTCGGTCAATCCGTTTGTGCGCGGATCTCACAGATAGAGCGGCTTCATTCGCGACATCCCGGGCTTCCGAAGCTGTTCGAAGATCCCCGATAATACCGTCGATCTTTGTTTCCATTCTGACCACGCGTTCGCGCACGTCTTTCAGGTCTTTTACTTCTTCCCCACTCATTCACGACACCCCCATTTACAAAATAAAAGCCCTGCAACATTCGCAGGACTTAATTAACTTTACGGAAATAAAGTCTAGTCACTTGTCATAACACGATTACCAGTGCCAGTGTTTGCTACTGCAACAAATATTCCATTACCATATGTAACCCCTCTCCAACCATTGTCAACAGGGTTAGATTGAAGCGTCCACGAAATCCCATCAGGAGAATTCATAACCCTCGTATTCGTACCGACATTCGTTACGGCTACAAAAGTCAGTGCACCAAAGCAAACGCTAAACCAAGAATTCACATTAGGAGCCGTTCTAATTGTCCAACTTAACCCATCAGGAGAAGTCATAATAGAGTTAGCAGTACCACCAGTAGAGGACACCGCAACAAATAATCCATTTCCATAGCACAACCCTGTCCAATTTCCACTAGCCGCACCAGATCTAATAGTCCATGTTACCCCATTATCAAGCGAATACATTACACCCGAACCAACACCAACAGCAACAAAAACGCCACCACCATAAGTTACCGCTTGCCAACTATTATCTGATGCACTTGTACGGGCAGTCCAAGTAATCCCATCAGGACTTGTCATAACACGATTACCCGCACCAGAGCTAGCAACAGCGACAAATGTATTATTTCCAAACGCTACATATGTCCAGTTGTTAAGTGGAGTTGCTCTCATCGTCCAGTTAATACCATCAGGAGAAGTCATACACCTATCTGTACCAGTAAGACCAACGGCTACAAATAGACCATTACCAAAAGTAACATTCCCCCATTGTTGGTCTACTGGAACCGTTCTAGAAGTCCAGTTGATACCATCAGGCGAGGTCATGACATTCGTTCCACCGCCAGCAACAGCTACAAACAAACCATTTCCATAAACGACAGAACGCCACGGATTATCGGAACTACTGCTTCTAATAGTCCAACTCGCACCAATCTTATTAACAACTCTAATCCAAGTGCCTGAAACTTTAGTCCAAACAATTTTAACCTTAGACCATGTTCCAGCATTATTAACATAAATTTGATTCGCGGGAGTATATGTGCCAACTGGACTCTTAACAAACAGATTACCCATCTATTACACCTCCAGTATTAAACATTAAAATTGAATCCATATGTCACCATTCACACCACCAGAAGGAGCAGATGAAGAAGTTGTAATATGATGACCACCAACCATTTCGGCATCTAGCCCACTACCAGTGCCATCGACAGTAAGTAATTTAGCCAATACGTCGGCGGCTGTGTATGCCGAACTATTAAGTTTTAAGGCAATGGCATTTGTAACAGTAGCGGCAAAGTTAGGATCATCCCCCATTGCTGCTGCCAACTCATTTAACGTATCCAACGCCCCTGGAGCGCTGTCTATTAAATTAGCAATAGCGAGATCGATTTTTGCCTGAACTAGTGCCGTCGTAGCTATTAGTGTATTGTTTGTTGCGGTGGCCGCTGTTGGCGCTGTTGGTGTCCCGGTAAATGCGGGAGACGTCAGCGGGGCAAGCCTTGTCTCATGGTCTACGATATTCGCTCGTAAAGTGTCATAATCATACGCCGTGAAATGTCGGGCCACTTTAGAGTTTGCCCCCCAAGAACTAGCAACCCCTTGAAACCCCCGGGTCACTCCTGTTAGGTTATTACCGGACTTTCCAGTGTAAAGGATCGTTTCAGCAATATCCCCTTCCCCGATAACGGCAATATTTGGCGCTGCGGGAAGGGCGGCGGCGTTTAGTAGGCTTATCGTCGTCACTACGCCATCAATCGCGGCTGAAAGTTCAGTTTCCGGGCTGTTAACTTGTCCTGAGTACATTGGTTGTTGTGCCATGTCGAACCTCCTTAAATATCCCCGAAACCTATCAGGGTCGAATAAAGTAATATATGGTATAATTATCAAAAACATTGGAGCTGAATAATGAAATGAAACAAGTTCGTTCGATGGTTATCGGTATCGTTATTGGAGCCTTTGCAGCAACCGCAGGAACCGCGTTCGGAGCGCCGGCGCTTGAAAAAATATCCGCAATTTTGCGCCCCGACTACGTAGTAAAGGTTGATGGAAAGTCGGTCAACATGAAAAATAAACCGCTCGCATACGACGGCAATACTTACATCCCCCTTCGTGAAGCGGGAGAGATATTCGGTTATGATGTTGGATTTAAAGCTGGAACGATAACGCTAGATCAAAACGAAAAGGAAGTGATAGAATTGCCGAATGAATCAACAGAAACAGAAAATCCAACTGAACCAAGCGCAACCAATATAAACTTAAATGATTGGGTTTCGTACAAGTTATTAGATGAATATAAAGTGGACTTTAAAACGGCCATTAGCACTAACCCCGGACAAACAAACGTTACACTTACTTACGACGGAGTTAGCGAGTTATTCCCCGTTTCTAATGTTGTAGTCGGTGATAAAATTTTTACTAACGACAAAGGCAATCATATTTTAATTAAGGTTCAGGGCGGTTTTTACTTCGAAAAACAATTTATTCAATCTTTTACCGCTCAATAATCCCCTCCACCTCGACTTTGGACGAAAATTTGAGATACAACAGACGACACAATGCGCCCAAGACTATTGGGCGTTATTTGTATTGTGTGCCATGTTCCGCGCGTAACTCTGCCCTCCCCATCCTTCGCAAGATAAGGAATAATATCTACACTCTCTTCCGCTACTCCAAGCCCTGGAACAACATTCCCATCAACTCTAACAGTAATACTAGTCGGCGTTACCCCCTCGAATATCCCGTACTCAATTCCGTGAGTGTGTGCAGGAATGCTGTGTGTGTGCGGCATGTCATGTGTGTGCGGCATACTGTGGTAATGCGGCATTTCGTGAGTATGCGGCATACTGTGGTAATGCGGCATATCATGTGTGTGATTCATGCCATGGAAATGCGATTCACTTTCAAAAAGGTGATTATGAACCCCGACGTTATGCGAATGACTTCCCGACGCTGAAAAAGTCACCGATCCACCACCCAGTACCATTAATTGCGTACCCGAGGTGATTCCGTGATTATGATCCGGTACTGTTGACATCGTACCTGGATTAACTAAAGATCCTTCATAACTTACAACCGGAAGAGTGTCACCAATAACGCTAGTCGAAGAAGTCGTAGTAGAGCTACTTGCGCCCGTTGTCGTAATGCTACTAGCCCCGGTGGTTGTTATGCTACTTGCGCCTGTCGTTGTTATACTGCTCGCGCCTGTGGTCGTAATGCTGCTCGCTCCGGTCGTTGTAATGCTAGAAGCCCCGGAGGTTGTAGCAGGAGCCGAAGCAATCGACCGTTCGTAAGCTCTGAAAGGTTGGCTTTCATAAGAAAGCATTAGTTTATTGATCCGTACTGCTTCCTCTGGAATCCAAAACCGAAGCGTGGCCGGATGGGTTTGGTCGCAGTTATCCGCGAAGTCATGGGAGTCGATGTTGGTCGCGCCCTGGGCGTATACCTCACCGATCCGTTGGCGTGTCTGTAGGTCAGCTATCTCGTTCGTGACGTCCAAGCCCTGATTCGCAATCTCAAGCTCTACGTCCCCTGGCGAGCCTAGAACATCGCTTCTGCGCTTGTTAACCACTCTGATAATAAAGTCTTCGCCAATCTCTTGATCGATGACCCGGACCAAGGAACCGGTATTAAATCGATCTAACGGATCTTTCGTAATCGCGAATAACTCCGATGCCTTAACGGTATATGAAACGCGAGGGATTTTAAGCTTTGTAAGGATCGCTTGCCCTTGCGCCTTCAACGTTTCCGCCGATGTAAACCGACGGTCAACAAAGGTTTTCGCGACGATGCCATAGGTCGAAATCGTGTCCGCATCCAAATAAGGCAATCCGCCGTTGACGTCCGAAATGAGCAATTGATTCACGCCCTCGCCATACCCCATCGGGTATATGCGCGTACAAATTGACGTCGGATCGATCGTCTTTTCGATGCCCTGCATGTTCGCCCCGTAACGTATGTACGCCTCAACTGCCTGTGAGGGCTGTACGAGGTTCAACTTCCAAGGGAATGTCGTTGTATTCCATGTCCATAGGAACTCTGCTGTGAAAGGCTTAGGAATGGAGACGAGCGCCCCTAACAAGGATTCATTTTCCCACGTGTATTCGAATTGATGGGCAAATTGGATATCCCCGCGCTGCCAACGTGTGACGCTCTGTTTTGTAAGTACGTAATTGATAACGTCCGTCGTGTAAAACCCGAGATTACCGACCGTGTGAAACTGAAAAAGAAGATCGTCCAGAAGCGTCGCAAGGACATGCTCGCAGTTGTAAGTAATGCGGTCGCCGTCTCTGCTCATTACGTTCGGAATAATCCGGAACAGGTCGATCCGCTGCCCGCCGTCGAATATTTCCACGTATCGGAGTGGTAAGCACTCGGCATTCTTTGGATCATTGATCGGCAAGGAAAAGGAAGCTGTCCAAAGTGCGTTAAGCGGCATTTCATAGCCAACCGTATAGGCATTTTCGAGATAGGCGACCTTATTCATATTCAGGTCATAAACGGTTATTGGCGCATTCGCCATGTTCTCACCTCATACGAATTTATCTTTGTGCGTGATACGAACTTGAACGGTCCGGGTAGATCCAGAATCGGAATAAGTGATTTTGTTCTTTCCGAGTGTCAATCCTATAAAGTCGCCGGTCATGCTTTGTAAAGCATTTTGGCTGTTCTTCCGGACGGTTAACTTCTTCGAGTCGATGATAATAGTCGATCCTGGCTCAAACGGACCGGTTATCGTGATCTTCTCCACGTGGTTCCGGTTGGCCGTAATCGTCGAATCAAGTTGGCAATCCACATCAAACTTGGCCTGATGACTCCGAGTGCCTAAAATATCGGTTTCAAGTACTTGATCTAAGAGAAATCCCGTCAAATGACTTCGAGTGCCAATGATAGTGGTTTCAAGTTCTTGTTCCAGGACAAACAAGGATAAAAAATCCTTCGTCCCGTCAAAGGCCATTTCCGATTCCCCATCAACTTGAAAAGCGCCACCGAATCTACCGTAAGCATTTATGATCTGTTCGCACTCGCATTCAATAGTAAAGCCGCCGAAAATTTTAGAATCTACGGAGCCGCCATTAAACTTCGTCCGATTGAATGCACCGCGATTAAAGCTCATGACAGTTTAATGGCGCCGTTGCTCAATGCGATGACAAAACGATCCCCGGTTAAAATCGTTTTTGCCGTTACCAATGCGCCAAAACCAATCATTGTTCCTCCAGTTAGTGCGGAGCGAATGGCGACATGCGTAATTACTCCCCAATCGGCGGTTGCTATAGGAAATTGAATCTCGGCTGAATTTTTAATTGTCTGTTTCCCCACATCAATAGCCGGAGTTGCGAAGGTTATGAGTTGTCTTGCATACGCCCCGCCTGTAACTTCCGTTCCTGTATCGGCTCCGGTTGGATTAGATTTATATAATGCGAGGTAAATTGTTTCATCCCGAAAGATATCGTTTAATATTGCGGCTGCTGTTGTATTTGAGAATCCCACTAGTACCACTCCTCATAATTTAATCTGCTTGATACTCGTTCTGAATCGTAAAGCTTGCGAGCGTCGTCGAACCGTTGTTCTTTAATTCGATAATCGGTTCGGTCCGGACATTCCCGTCTGAACTAATGACCGTCTGGAAAGTCGTGGTCGTGATTGTCGTCTCGTATATGTTCTCTTGGCTGTACCCGAAGGGGTCGAAGGCAATTAAGGGAAGCGTAAATTCCCCATAGCCTACATTTCTATCTAATGGACTGGAGCCGGAATATCGAGCGATGTATTCCCGATCCGGTTGGGAAAGCAAAACAAGCTTTAATTCCCTCGGCTTACCATAAATATCGACCAGGAATGAAGCGAGCGACGAAACGTATTGTTGGAGCTGCTCGGCGTTCTGCGCGTTGATTGCACAAATGAAATCAAATTGCTTAACGTCTAAATCCGAACCAAAGTGCCATGCGCCATTTTTCCCCGGGATAGAAAGAACCCGCTCTACCGTATTAGGCAGAACGGGATAGGCTGATCCGCGAAGCACATGGAAATTAAGATCCAGATTATCAATGCCGTCTAATCGAATCGTGGATAGCATCTAAACCAACCCCGCAGACCGCGTAAAATTTTGCGTTTTATTGTGCTGCGCTTTAGAGACGACAGAAGCAATTTCTTTCCCCTCCAAGTAAATATGTGTTTGAATGTATTCGGGTTGCCCTGCCCCTCTTAGCAAGTCCTCCGTCTTATGGTTCGACGTGACTTGGCTTCCCCTCGGAAGGTTCAAAAGCTCCATGCCTTCCTCGCCGACGAGTGACCACCCTCCGGCCGCGAAGCTTGTTCCGTTCTTGTATCCGGGGATCTTTAGCGATTGCCCGACGCGAATAAGGTTCGGATTCGTAATGTTGTTCAATTCCGAAAGCTTAGAAACGGTCGTACCGAGCTTCTTGGCAATCTCGGACAAGGTATCACCGGATTTCACAATGTAAGACCCTGCAGCCGATCCCACGGAAGCGCCGGCCTTGTTCAAAAACGAGAGCATGTCATTGACGGTGTTCGCAATGCTTTCCTTCTTGCTGTTCAGACCATCAAGCAACTGCTCCCCGAAGGACTGACCGGCATTCAACCATTGCGGATTGTACGTCTTGAGCAATGTGATAAGCTCGGCGTTGTTCTTATCAAGTGCCAATTTGCGCGCCTCGGCCTGTAATTTCTCCTCGGTTGTTAATGCCGCGAAATGCGCTTGAATGGCCGTCTTTTCCTTGCCTAATCGCGTTTCCGTTGCCGCAAACTTGTCTTCTTCCGACTTCTTTTTGTCCTGGTATTCCATTTCCGCGCTATCTTTCGCGGCCTCGTATTGATCCCGAAGGGCGTCGATCTCGTCGCGGAGTTTATCCTTTTGGATCTTCCGAGCTTCTAACAAGAGGTCACGCGCATGATCGGCAATCATTTCGTTCAAGTCCGCTTGAATATCCGCAAGCTTGTCCGCGTCTTCGGCTTCTGCAAGCTCTTTTTGCTTGGCCGCAAGTCGTTCCTGATATTGCCGTTCCTTTAGGGCTTTCTCTTCTGCATCGGTCACGTCGTCTAGATCGTCGATTTCCTTTTGCTTGGCCTCGATGTCCGGATTAAACTGCCGATAGAGAAGATCAAGCTTTTCGTCCCGCTCGCGTTCGTAAATTCGAATCTTTTCTTCCGAAGCCGACCGCTCCCGGTCTAACTCCTTGTCATTTGCACGTTCTTGAATGGACTGCTCTTTCTCGTACCGCTTGCGGAGCGCTTCCGTGATTGCATCGCCTAGCGAATTTAAGCCCTGGAGCGTCTTGTCTCGCACTTCCTGAGACATCTTCTTCGCGGCATCACCGGCCTTACTCGCATTTTCGGAAATCCCCTTACTCATACCTTCAACGATGTTCCGGCCATACTCCGTCGTTAGCTTCGAAGGAGACTTGATCCCAAAAAATCCACGGATGCTTTCGCCGACTTCGGAAGCCATGTCCTTCGCTTGCTGGACAACCTTGTCTTTCATATCCTTGATGCCGTTGAGGAGTCCCATAGCAATGTTATTGCCTAGTTCCTCCATCTTTTTTGGAACAGACTTGAGCCAGTCTAGCGCGGCGTTAAACGCCTTAGAGACGATGCCTTTAATCTCGTTCCAATGCGTGGCGATCATCAACGGAACCCCGATGAACGGAGCTAGAACAAGCAAGATTTTGCCGCCCCATCCATTCATGAAGTTTTTAACCCAATCCCAAAACTTGGAGGTCGCCTCTCGCACCTTATCCCAATTCTTGTACAGTAGGATACCTACCGTAACGAGTGCGCCGACCGCAAGTGCAATCAAACCGAGCGGATTTGCATTCATTGCCGCATTTAAGAGCCATTGGGCTGTCGTTTGCGCCGTTGTTGCTAGTTTCCACGCCTTATAAGCATTAACAACAACGTTTATGACCAATTGTGCCGCAATCGCCCCTGTAAGCCCCGCAATGATAGGTAAGAGGATGTCACCGTTATCAATGACCCATTGTAACGCTTCGGCGAATCCTTCGAAAATACCAATTGCGACGTCAATAGACTCGTTTATCGCGTCCTCTATCTCAGGCATATGATCAATGAACCAGTCTGCGAAATCCTGCAGCTTAGGAAGAATCTTTTCCCCGAGCGGTATCAAAATGCCTGTTTCGAGGTTCCGGCCAATACCTTGCACCGCTTCGCCAACCGTATCGTATTTTACGTCGTTGATTTTTTGAAGTGTGTCGGCCGTTGAGTTGGTATAGCTTTGAACATTTCCAAGGGATAGAATCGCCGAAGCTTCCAAATCCTCGAACTGCGTACCAAAAAGAGCGACGCCGATTGCATTTCGTTGCAATGGGTCTTTCGTGTTCTCTAATGCTCTAATTACCTTCCCGAATGCATCCTGCGCGGCTTCTCCGCCCTCTCCGAAGGCGTAAGACATATCCACGGCATTCAGGTTCAGTTGTTGGAAGGCTTCGACAGAAGTCTTGGACAAGTCCTTGGAGCGTATAGTAAACTCCTTGATCGCATCCCCGACTTTGTCTACTTGAAAAGCACCATCTTTTGACCCTTGAATGAGCGTATCTGTAAACTCTTCTGCCGAGAAACCGAGTGCGGAGAATTGCGGCGCGTATTCATTTAGCACGTCTAAGAGGTCGCCGTTCTTGTTCGCGCCCTGTTGCGCGCCCTGGGCAATCAAGGTATAGGCTTGCTGGCCCGTTATGCCGAATTGCTTCATAAGGGAGTTAGCGGTGTTCGCGCTGCCGGCGACATCCATTTCAAAGGTATCCCGAAGCATGAGCGCATGTTGTGAAAGCTTCTCCAACTCAGTCCCCGTTGCGCCGGTCGTCGTCTTAATGAGCGCCATCGACTTTGCGATGTCCTCGAAGTTTTCGCCCATTCCGTTGTTATACAGATTTTTTGCGGACTGCTCCAAGCCTTTCATCTCTTCCGCCGTCGCACCCGTTTCAGCAGCTAGGCCGTTCATTGCCTTATGAAATTCATCCGCCGACTTGAATGCTTTGGCACCAAGACCGATCGCCGCCGCCGCTCCAAGCGCACCGAGAGAGAGAACGACGGCCCCCGCCGCCTTGCCGATATCCGAAAGACGGGATTGGGCGCGTCTGCCTCGTTCATCGACACTATCTAGCGCGTCGTCTGCCCCGGAGTTGTTTATAAGAATGGAGCCGAATAAACGGAATATTTCCATGCCCTCACCCGCCTTTCATCATTTGCATAATGGTCGAAACATCGTCTAGAATTTCGGTTTTCGACTTTTGGGGTTCGGTCGAAGTTTTACGGGAGCTGCGGTTATGGAAGTCTTCAAAGGAGATGTAGCTTTCCTTCGTCATTTGTGGATATTGAGCGAGCCACATTTCCCATTTCCGTTTCTCGTCCGCCTTCTCCATCGCCTTATTAATCAGTCCGACACCAACCTCAAAATCAGCCGATAGCACATATTCGATCTGGCTATACCGATTAAGCAGTAAGTCCATGATTTCGAATTCGTCTACTTGCTGGCCGATTGCAAAAAATCGGATATACCTTCTTGATCCTTGAGCTTCACGATGACTTTTAGGAAATCTCCGATCTCTAGTTCGGCGAAATCTTCCGGCTTCATACCGACAAGGTCCGCGAGTAGATCGTTCACGTCCTTCTCAGCCAAATGCAGATTTTCGAAAACGATCGTGAGCATCTCAATTCCGACTTTCATTTGTGCCGCTTTTTCGTCAGCGGCGTTTTTTTCTGCTTTGATCCCGCTTGCCAATTGCTTCAAATGCTGGCTGATTCCTATCTTTTTCAGAATCCGGGAAATAGGGAAAATGTCCTTCGTTTTAAGCTTTCGTAGAACCAATTCGTTTTCCAATGCGCTTTCCTCCCATGAGTAAGAGCGCCCTGGCTAAAGGACGCTCCTCTGTATTTGAAAAATTAGGCGGTTGTGAAATTCGTAATGACATTGTCGATTAAAGCATTCCCGTTCAAATCCTTGACGTTCTTGGTCACTGTCGCGATGTAGGCAGTCGCCGCCGTCATATTTGCAGTAGGATCAAGCGTGACAACGGTTCTCGCGGCATTAAGCGCGAGCGATCCAGGTACAAGCGTTCCGTCCAGCGCTTTCATTAAGAAGAAGTTCGCAGGACTAACGGCCGCCGGCTGAATCGCCTCGTTAAATGTCCAAACGATATTCGCAGTTGTCGCGATCGCTGTCGCCGCATCAGCCGGAACCGTCACGACGGTTGGATTTACGGTATCCGTTGAAAGCTTCGGATAGTAAATCTTGAAAGGCACCGTGTCCAAGTCACTTGCATCGTAATGCGCAAAGAACGTGATTGGAAGGACGCTTTCGGCTTTATCCGCAGTCGTCAATGTGACGCCCTCGGTGTTCAGCGCATTGTAAATGATGATGACTACCGGGTTATTACTGCCCGACAATCGACCAATCCAAGCGATGTTATCAATGTAATCGGCGATCTCGATCGTATTTTTGGCCGTCACGACATCGTACACGGGATCTGTCGTATTTACTTCGCCCGTAGAAAGCGCAACGCGCAAAATCTCCGGCGTAATCTCAATCAAGTTTGCCTTAATGGAGACATCCCAAGCGTCGATTACATTGAGTCCCTTTGCGCGACCCTTTACGCCGTCGATTTCTATCGGTCGAATAGTTGGTTTTGCAACGAATTCGCCACCCCCGCGCGTTGCACCGATAAGCGTTCCGACCCCGGTTACAGGATTATAGTTCTTGTAGAATGCACCGGCATCAAAAATCAAATGTTCCGCTGTGTTTTCTGTAAATCCCGATTGTACTGGCATGATTTAACCTCCCGTAAATGTTCTAATTTGATAAATGATTTTCCTGCGTCGGATCTTCTTGTCATCGTCCGGAGGCGATAACCGATTTTCGCGGTACATGATGAACGCCATACCAGGAACGCGAATGATCTGCCGATGAATAACGGCGTCCGCTGCAGCCATCATCAATTCAAGCGGCATGGTGTCCCCGCCCTTTGGCGCATCCCAACCGTCGATGTCCATGACGAAATTCTCGTACGTCCCGTCATCGAACGAATTCGGAAGGTCGAAAACGAGATATGGGAATTGCGCCTTATCATCGGCAAACTCGTAATACACCTCGGGATGAATCTCCGCCAACCTTGCACCAACCACCTTGCGGATTTCAATGACGCTGTTACTGCTCATCGCCAACCCCCTCGTCATCTTCATCAATGAGTCCTAGGGCGCGGTTCTCGTCCTCAATGGAGCTTAAATAAACCCCTTGAATCCGGCGAATGTCGCTGATATTGTTCATGACCGCATTCGTTAGAATCGCTCGCTTGGGTTGTTTACTTGTCCCTAGCTCCTGCTGAACGCCGTACCACGTGTCGTGTTTTATCCCGACAACGAGGACGCCCTCGCGCGCTTTGACCCAAGTTTGAAAGGCTCTAAGTGGACGCTTACCTCGCCTGAACCCTTTCAGCTTTCGAACCTCGTTCAATGCGCGATTACGAATCAACTTCCCGCTGTCGCGGAGAGCTGCGCGTGTCAGTTCTCGTATGAGGTATTTGGCACGCTCGACGTTCGAGAGATATTCGACGCCATCCCTTCTAATTCGAACGGCTGGAGGTACTGGCATCAAATATCACCCTTTCGATTCAATACAAATGATTTCTAGATCCCGAACGTCCCTTTTGAAAGTCCGTATAACGGAATACAGTTTCCCGTTGAATTCAAGGTCAGTTTCACCCTCATATTCATTGGGCCATATCACAAACATGACCTCCGCTTTCAGACCAACGGCGGCAGCTTGATAGGATTCAGATTGCCGCACGGACTTTTCGTCCGCGAACACCGCGCGTTTAACAGGCACCCTAATGGGATCTCTCATTTCGCTTATGCCGTCTGTATAAGAAATCAATTCGATTAAACTGTCTCTTCGCGTCTGTCCCAACTGTCATCCCTCCAGGCTAACCGCTTGGAGCTGCGGAATAAGGATCGTCTTAAACGCATTGGAGAAATCGACTTCACCGGAATTTACATTCCAAAGATCGGATACGCCTATCGTGAGCGTGACGACGCCAAGATCACTTTCGATCTGTTCGATCGTGATCCCCGCGTTAAGCATGAACCCCTTAACGGCAATGATCTTTAGTCTGATATTCGCGTCACTCGCCGTTCCCGTAATGCTAAGGCCCGTCTTTACCTTCTCAAGCAATTCGTCGTCACTCAGCGCTGACACCTACTTCAACTGAAAAAGGAACCAACACAATGTTGATTCCCGTTTTTTCAGATTCATAACGTAATCTATCCGACAATTGTTCGTGTTCTCTGTCGGTCAATGGCCGTGTAGCCTTCCAAATCATAACGGTTTGATCTGCCTTTTTAGAAAGATCAACGCCCTCCACCATTACGGCATCGGGCGTTTTTTTATCTGATCGTTTCATGCGGTCACCCCTTCGTTAAACTGCGGAATAGCCCCACAACGTGAACGTTTCTTTAGCAAACATTGGTGTACCGCCGCTATACACCTTACCGCGCCACATTGTTTCATCCTTACCGAACGAGTTATCGCCGACACTAGAGGATTCAATCACGATATCCTGGGACTCGTTGACGATGTATTGCTTGATATCTCCGAACAAGATATCATCGAGCGCCATTGCGGTCGTGAACATAACTTCATGACCATCAAGGAAGAACTTTGTTTTGCCGTTTCCAGTGACGACCGGAATCGTCGTTGTGATAGGCGCTCCGCCCGCGTCCGTCATTTTCCGGAAGCGATTGAAGAAAGTTTTCCGACGCATGATAAACACCGCATCGTCGCCGTATGGGCTATCGACATCTCCCTCAATGTCCATGAGCTTGCCCCAATCCATTGCGGAATAGGTTTGCTTTTGGGAAGGTGCAACCGTGATAGCAGGAACGATACCCGTGAAGGAACCACCGGCGCCGTCGCCATTGATAACTGCGTTATCCAGGTACACGCCGAGATATTTACCCATTTCCGTAGCGAGGAACGTCTCAAGCGCGGAAATGCTGTTTTTAAGTAGCAAATTCTTGACTTTGATCGTTGCCACGACTGCGGATTGCGCAATCCTCGCTTCGGTGAATGCGAAGTTAAGTGTCACTGTGCCGTCGCCGTTATCGGTTGTCGCCCCGGCCGTACCGATCGGAAGGGTTACGTCTCCTGTGAAGCCGTACTTCGTCACAGCGGCGTATACTTGACCATACTTCGTAATGACGGATTGAATGACGTTGAGCGTCGTTTGCGGTACAAGGAAGGCCGCCCCACTCGTCACGCTTCCACCGTTCATGTCGGTAATGGCTCGCTTACCAAGATCCATGATTTCCGCGTCTTCCGTAGAAACGGAACGCGTGATGTAACTCCGGAAAAAAGCATCCCGGTATTTGTCGGAGCTGCGGAAATTCTCCTCATTCAATTCGATCGTCTTCACACCCATTCCCCCTCTTTTTTCTGCTTCTGGTGCATCGGCAAGCTGTACATTGATCTCGTCGATCTGCTCCGCTAATGTGCGTAGTTGGTCGACCGTTGCGTTCAGCTCTTCCGTCGTGACGTCCCGGTGATTTTTGACCTTATCTTTCAAGGCCAAACGTTTCTGTTCAAGCTCGGTTTTTTCGCGTTTCAATTCGGCCGCTTGCTTGTGAGTCATTTTCATTGGAAAGTCCCCCTTATAATTGAGCAATCAAATTGATTAAAGTATCTTTCATTAATTCATTTTCTTCTGGTTCAGCTTCCAACTCGTCCGCATTTTCTGCGACGACTTCCGCAATTACGACCGTCTCGTCATAAGCCGGGAAGGTCACTAAGCTAACCTCATACACTTCGTTGATTTTGACAACGACATCGATTTTATTCGTCCAATCACTGGCGATAATCGCGTTGTTATCAAACCAAAAAGACATGCCGTCGATGAGTTCCTTTTCAACGCGGTCGAACACATAATCATCAATCCATGTGTTCCCGAGCGTGACCTCAACAAATAGCCCCGTTTCGTCTACGGTTGCGGTTAGGTTCTTCCCGTAGCGTCCTAGTACCCACGTCGTTTCGTGGTTCAAAAGGATAACGAGCTTGCTAAAGTCCACGCCCGCTAATGCGTCCTTGTCTACCTTTTCAACCCAATCACTACCGCGCCAAGGTCTTCCAAGAACTCCGAATAGGATGGGATACCCGCGAAGCCGGCGCACTTTACTGCCGTCGACCTCTTCTTCGATCGCTCGGAATCGCCCCTTATCATCGTCGTATCGAAGCTTCCTCTTGGATTGAGACGCAAGGGGAGATTTCTTATTTTCCGGTTTCATCCGTCTCACCTCCTTCCACGGTATAGCTGCCTGGTTTAAGCGTCTGGAAGTTTTTGCTTTCCATGTACGCATCCAACTGCTGCGGGCCTTTCGGCAATCCGATTCTTTTTCTAACCTCGTTCCGCGTCATAACTGAAGCGAAAAGCATTTCCTTAAAGAAGGTCGTCTTCGCGCCTAATGTGCTAACTTCGAGGTCAATTAGTTCGGCAAGCACTTTATGAAAGCGGCCGATCTCCTTGGAAGAAAATAGCTTGTACGTCGATTCCTCTTCAATCTGAAAGACAATCGGCTTGATTGTGTTATCGATAAATTGCTCGTGTTCCAACTCGTTCGCCGAATGCGTAAAGATCGCTTTCGATCCCCCGAAGTAGGTGTACAAGTAATTTACGATTGTCTCCAGCACGTCCTTATTAAGCGGACTCATTTTCAAGTCAAGGTCATGAACTTCAAACTCGGAGCCAATCATGCCGAAGCCGGTCGTATTTTCTGCCGTGAGAAATAGCTCCTTGAATTCTTCGAGCTTCTTTTTCATGTCCGTGCCTTTAAGAGATGACTTGTTAATCAGGAGCGCGGCGATACGTTGGCTGTTCTCGCTATCTTTGACCGCTTGTTCCTGGAGCGTGTTCACGATCTGAACATATCCGCTCGTCGCTTGCCTCGTCGCCCCTCCGTTCTGCGTAGGGAAACGTTGCAAATGAATAATATCGTCATAGGCAAAGTCGTACCCTGCAGCCGCCGGGAACTTGATTCGCAAAACGCCTTCCTTTTCTTCGAAGGTGTGCTGCGTAAAGGGCAAGACAAATAGCGCCCTTAAATTTCCGTTGTCATCCCAATCCGGAAAGATGTAGACGTTATTCGCAAGCATCAACCGAGTGATTGCATACGTCCAAAACACTTGCGGCGATTGGTACGGATTCGCCCGTACACTAAGCACATACTGAACGTGGTCATTTAACTGCGTAACATTCCCATCGTTATCTGCCCGGGCATGATAGAACGGAACCGATCCGACCTTTTCGGCTATGAAATTGATCGCCGTTCGAACCTCCGGAATGTTGTACAAGTCCTTGCCTAAACTGAGTATCGAAGATCCCCGATTCAACAAATCAATGACTTGCGCGGCCGTAACTTTTGGCTGCGAGCTGATCCCTAGAAAGTTTGCGGCTCTCTGAAATAATCCCAATTTCTCACCTCCCCTACGGCTGATATTCTTCAAACTGATCGGCTACTTTTTTATAGGCGATATACGAAATCAAAAAAGACACATATCCGTCGATACGTGCCTTGCTCTTTGATTTATCCGGTTGAATGTTGCTGTTAACGTCAATCCTCGCGGCCGTGTTCGTCACGCACCATCGGAATAAACCGTTGTGCCGGCTGAATTGAATGCCTACATCCTCGAACAATGAACGCGTTTCTTTCATCGGTCCGGACAAGGACTTTGCCCCCATCGCAACCGCGAATGTTACCCCGCGACCATTTTCATTTTCCTTTGGGAACCCGTTTGCTTCCATGTCGTCAACCCAATCGCCCCCGTGCCAACGGTCATAACCAATCTTCCAGAACGTGACTTGAAACGTCGTCGCTAATTCAACGAACCAAGCGGTGACATCCGACTTCTTAACCATGCTTCCCTCGCATACATGAAGCAGTTCATGGTTTAACAGGTCTTCGGCTGCCGTGCTACAAAAACTTTCATAAGCCATTTTATCCGCCTTGCTGTTTTGCTCGATGCGTTGCCGCGCAATGAAGTACTTTTGAAAAACATAGAGCTTTCCGCCGAATGGAATGGTCGCCGTCGCGCAACAAAGATCCGTTGTTTCCGCCATATCCACGCCGCCGACCGCATACTTGTCTCGAACCATATCCTCGGTCATGTCAATCAAGCAGCTATCGACCGCGCTCAACTCGAAGTAAATCACCGATGACCCGCTTGCTCTGTTCAAATGCTTCGAAAGGAAGGAAGGCATTTGCGCGGGATCTTCAAGCGCCTTCTGATACTCGCCTTCGAGGTAGCTCATTGTTGGTCGGGCCGTGTCCCCTCCGGGATTGGCTTTGATCCAACACGTCCGATCGCTCGGATCGTCATCATCATCGATTCGAAAGATCATGGGGAATATTCGTTCTTTGCTTTTCCCGGCCAACACTTTCTTGCACCGTTCCAAAACACTATCGAAAATCCCTTCACGCACGAAACCGAACGTTGATATGATAACGCCTAGCGGTTGCGTCCTAGCGCCCTGGGCGGACGAGAAGACGTCATACGTATTGCGGTTCTTTATCGCGTGCAGCTCGTCAATGATGTACGCGTGCGGGTTAAGTCCATCCTGATTCTCACTGTTCTTACTTCCGGCTTTCATGAAGCTGTTCTTCGCCGGGAATAGCAGCATTTCAGTGTTATCCTTATCCCGCTTTGTCCGCCAATGCTTCTTAGGATTTCCGGCAGGCGTAAGGACATCGCTCGATTGCAAGAAGGCTTTCGCGTTCTCGTACACGATCGCCGCTTGTGTCTTCATGGTAGCGAGACACCAAACCTGTGCAGCCGGTTCGCCATCCGCCATTAACAAGAAATCGGCAATCGCCGAAATGAAGGTTGACTTCCCCCACTTCCGCGCGACGAAAAGAACAAGCTCCCGGAAGTAACGTACTTCCATTTCAAGTTCTTCGTCGTACATTTTGAATCCGAATATGCAAGCGACGATATACTTTTGTTCGATGGACAATTCAAAGGGTTGCCCTGCCCATCGCCCTTCCCGGTGCTTCACCATTGAACAAAACTCGATGAATGCGTCAACGTCAACCGGATCGTAGCGGACTGTCTTGCTTTTGAGAAGACTCTCGATCAACTTAACAAGTGCCTTGATGTCCCGGCCGTGCTTCTTCGGTTCCCGCTTTACATAATCATGCCAAGCGAAAATGTAAGGAGGTATTACATTAGCCATTTGTCTTCCGTGCTAACAGGTCTTCGAATTGATCTTTTTCGACGACTTTAGGAATCGGCGGAGCGACCGGGACAAGGTCGGCGAGCTGCTTGATAATTTTTTGATAGTTGGCGTTCATCGTGCTATATAGTTGAGCAACCGGACGAACCCGCTCGTAAGGATCGGCATCCTTCGACTGCGAGAACATTTCGACGTACCCGTTCTCGTCCAAGTCATGTTCATATATCTCAAGTGTCATTCTCATAAAAGCAGCTCGTTGAATAAGGCCATCGGCTATGCGCATTAGATCGGGCGGCAATTCCTTGTAACTCTCCCGGAGCCGCTTCTCTTCTGCCGCAAGCTTGCGCTTCTTCGCCTTCTTTTCTTTCTCTACGCGTTCGCGTTCGGCTTCTTCGTTTTGTCGTCGCCGTTCTCGCTCCTCATCGATTTCCTGCAAGCGTTGCTTACGCTTCGCCTCTTCCACTTTAATCTGAACGGATGCCTCCCGCTCCGCGATCTCGTCTGGGGATAGCCTTAGTCGCTCTTCCCAATCCGAACTATCTTGATTCGCATTTTTTTGAAAATCAACGACCTTTTCCTTTTTCAAGCTATCACACCCTTTCGAGGGGAGGGGGGTCACATGAAACCATCCCGCGAGTAAATTGAAATCTCCCCCCTACGGTCTCCAAGGCTTTTAAAATAAAAAAAGACCCGGGGGGGTTAAATTTTGGGAGGAACTATGAAGTTTTGGAGTCCTATACTTCGCTCATGCTTGTTATTGTGACAATCGGTGCATAGGTATTGTAAGTTATCCGGATTGTAAGCAATGTTCCAATCGTGCTTGTTCTCATTGGTCAACTCTATGATGTGATCTACCTCTTTGCCGCTCTTAACCTTGCCTAGCGCTTTGCATATCCTACATAGCCCATTGTCCTGCAAGATAACGTATTGCCTCGCTCGCTCCCACTCAGGAGCTGCATATATCTCAGGATGTCTCGCCATTGTCCCGCTCCTGCTATTGTTTAGGAATCATATGGATAGGTATCATTGAGTCATTACACTTATGGCAGCCTATGCCGTCCGTTATGTTGGGATGAGGATAGTGTCGTTGGAACCCGCATCCTATGCATTGGTGTGTAGGCTTCTCGTCTTTCTTTATCCAGCTTCCCTTGTCCACCCCTAAGTCCTGCTCTATGCTATCGCATACCTGGTGGTTCATGCGTTCGTTCAGCCGCTTGATATCCTCACTCGATTTCACTTCGATTGATCGTAGCTCTCTCAGGTAGTCAAGCTTCTGTTCTACTATGTTTCTATCCATTCGTTATCCCTCCAACATGAATGATATCCGGCCCCCGTTTCACTGGGCATATTCGGTCGGTTCCGATGCAAATAAAAAAAGCACCCGAAGGCGCAAATAATTATTTACCATATAATATGTCTTTGATTAATACTTTTGCAAAGGAATCATCTTCAAGACGCAACAAAATATAATTGAAATCCTTTAATCCTTCGTTTCGAATCTTCACTGTTTTGATTCTTTTTCCCTCTAGCTCTCCAAGGCTTAATACCGATACTTCTTTTGTTCCTTTGCACACTTGACACGTTGCATACTTCTCTATTCCTGATCTTGCCACCCATTGGTTGGTATCGTAAGTTGATGGCGAGTTTCTATCATGCCTATCCCATTCTTCGTTCCACTCAGTAGTTATTACTTTTCCTTCTCCTGAACATCCGAAACATTCCATTCTGTAAATCACCTCCCCGTCAACAACATTTCGACAAAAGGAAGGTTTTTCCTGCAAGTTGTTCGGGGAACCTTCTCATTTCAGTTACAGACCATATTCTTAGCCAGCTTCCTACTCTGATTCACGGTTCCCCTTAATGTTGAGCGCCGCGCTGACAACATTCTTGCGAATGCGAGGGAGGCAACGGCGCTGTATACTCTTTGGCTCCAATACACCGGTGCAGACTATCAAGCCCTCCACGGCTCAACGGGGTATTGTCACCTGAAAAGTATCTCTTACTATATGCGCGCATCGTACGACAAGAATTTTAGGTTAATTTACAAAAAAAAAGCACCATTAATTTGGCGCTTTCTCTTTTAGTATGTTAATCACTTGTTTTGTTCTTTTTCCTTGTCATCCAACGTGAGATCAATAGTTCTCATATCAAAGGTGTTTTCAATAAACATTTCTTGAAGTTCATCCAAGGGTAATTTCAATAATTGTTCAACCATGTTTATCCCTCCGTACCTATTGGTGGACGACTCTTGTGTCGATTTCCCTTTTGTCTTATCTTATTCTCAACTTCCATTTTTTGCAACTCTAAATTGTTGACTTCAATCCGCTCGCTCCACCTAAAGTATAGATCAATTAGATTTTTAAATGGTGATCCAATATTTCTAATAACCGAAAAATATAAATGTTCTTCTTTGATGAAATTACAGAGTGTTCTTGATATAGGAGTGAACATTATTTCATCCACAACAACACCTTCATTAATTGCAACACTAAATGATTCTAACTCATTGAGAAGTTGAGAAATACCGCAGTTCTGTTTAACAATAAATTCTGCAATTAAGCTCTTTTCCAATAAATCTAATGGGTAATTAAAGTCATCGTTATAATACGCCGAAGTATCAATTGGATTGGGAACCTCTGCTTTAAACTTTTTATTATATTCTTGCATCGCCGGGAGTATTCTAGTGGCGTATCTATCGAGATATTCTAAACTCTTCTCGGCAGCAGAACGCCTACTCCTGTCTATCATATCCTTCTTAACCAATTTTATCTGTTGCATACCAATAAATAACGAGGCGGCCAAGCCGATACTAGCAACGAAATATAATGCCTCCAGGTATGGCCTAGCTTTATCTATCCAATCAACCATAATACTACCTCCCCCTCTTTACAGTTTTCGACAAAAGGAAGGTTTTTCCTGCAATGTATATTAGATTATTACTAAATCATTCTGATTTTTAGAACAATAGTGTATTGAACATTTTCCCCTGTTCGATCTTTTCTCGCGCCCGCTCCACGAATGTCTGTACGCTACTCTTCCCCAAGTGCAGTTCCACTCCGATTTCCTCGAAGGACATTAAATCGACGATGTGCATGACGAAGCATTGTCTTTCCCGCTCCGATAGGTTGTACATGGCCTCGTCTATTCTTAGCCTGTCCTCTTCGGATAGCTCCTTGATCGTGGTGTCCCGCTCGATCGTGTATCCCGCATTCTTGGAGTGATATGTCTCGATCCATTTCGGATCCCATATGACATTCCTGTATCGACGCTCTATACCCCTCTTGCTTCGTGGTGGTCTTCCTGTGGTCATCCAGTTAAGGGCTACATTAACATCCGTTATAGCGTCCGTGTAGCTCTCCCGCTCCCCCTCGTCGGTGCTAAGTGTTCTAAGCGCTCGTAATGTCCGATATGCTTGACGGTATCCAGCGGGCGAAGCTGCGCGAATCAATTTATTCTCCTGCATTCAGCTCCACCCTTCCCCCTAGTCTCTAATCCCACCATAATCGAATGACCCCTCTAGGATCTCCTGCCGCAAGTTTCCGAGTACCTTGGCAGTCCGATCGTCATCCTTCTTGCTCTCGATCTCAATACACGTTTCTAGGTGTTGTACTATTTGTTCCTTATTTACTTGCAAAGTTAACGAATTCTTCATCCCGCTTCAGCTCCTTAATCATGTATGATGTGTGCCTTTCGGTATTCAACAATCTCTAGCATCTCGACGACGGATGCGGTTATATGGATGGTTGATTCCTCTTCGTTGACCACGTATGATGGTCCGGGGTAATAAGTGGACATGTAAGAAGGGATGTCCTTTATGTTAATGGAGCCCATTTCCTTTTTGTTTAGGAAGATGGTGTATAGCTTGTTTTGTATGAGTGTAGGTGTTTCTGTGGTCAAGTGGTTACCTCTCCTTTAACCGTCCTATATTGGGATAGGAGTTTATGTGCTTCGTAATGAATGTAAGCGAGATCCGTATAAGATTCTGCTCCTTTGCAACAATTCTTGATTGATTCGAGAGCTGATGCGGCCGGGTCGGAGCTACGCGAACCCTAGAATCACATATCCTTCTTTGCAGTATTCCGGATCGTCTAGGATGTACATTACATTGTGTTCGATCTCGTCGCTTGTATAGCCGTCCTCAGGGCTCCATTCTTGGAGGTTGAGCGTATCGCCTACTTGGAAATCCCGATCGTTCGTTCGGACTTCGAATGTCTTTACTCCGCTCTTAACGTCTCGGAAGTGTTTGGGTAGTGTTTTGAGGTAGTTAACATCCTTCTATCCTTCCTCTCCTAAGAAACGAGTAAATCGTTCAGTAATTGAATGTCGCCAGCAGTATCCGTTGTAGTGCGGTAGGGCAGGACCATAAAGGTGTTGTCGTTGAAGAGAATCGCACTGTTCATTCCCTTTCCGTGAGGCGTGGAATTTTGATAGTCGTTCAGCATCTTCAGGTATTCGTTGTTTACCAGGACGTACTTTCCATCGAAATTGATAACTCTCATGTTGAGGTCATTGTGAGACTTTATGAAGGCCGTTACCACTCCGGGCAATGCGTTTACAGAATGGTCATCAAATACTTTAGCGACATTCACCGGCTTGTCGTGAACTGTATCGCCGAAGTTCCAATCGTAGATGATCGTTTTTCCCTCTTCGGGTATCGCGGCGTACTTTGTGAATAGTTGAATCAGAACCTCGCGCGGCAGCTCGGCGTATTTGATTGCCCAATGCCGATTCGTGAGATAGTGAACACCGTCCACGAGCGTCCATATGAAGTAGCGGCTTTTCTTAATCTGCTTGCACAATTCCTTAATGGTGATGTTCACCGTTATTCCTCCTACCATAGGGTTAATTGCCTCCCAGCGTGTTCGGCTGCTATTGGGTTGATCCATAGAACTTCCGTTCTGGCTTGTCCGGTCTCGATGATCTGTTGTCTTTCTTCCCGTCGCCAATGCTGCAAGCGATCGTCATACATCGCATTTGCATATCCCGAAAGGAATGCCGGACCCGGATGGTCGTCCATAGCTTTTAACAATTCAAGATGATCGTTATCCGTCATTTCATTCGTGTAAATCGATCCGTTACGCGTTTCAGCTAGATATGGTGGATCGGCATAGATCATTACGTCCTCTCGCTTGTACCTCGCCATTACCTGGAGCGCTGGACGGTTTTCTATTTGAACTTCCTTAAGCCGTTCGGATACATCTGCGATCTTCTCTGGCAACTCATTCCATTGCTTTATGCGATAAGAGTCATCCGGGGTTCCCCGGCACTTCCACCCCGATATCGATCCGGTCTTTACGCGAATGGATTGCCAGCAGCGGACTAAGAATCTCCGAGCTCTTTCGATGTCGTCCATGGCCGGCTGATGGGATGAAAGGTATTCTTGCCGTGAATATGGAGTCAGATGGACCATTCGTTCTAACTCCGATTGGTGATCTCGGATAACGCGGAATAGGTTAACCACATCACCGTCAAGATCGTTGATCGTTTCTAACATGGAGGGTTCCTTGTTGAAAAACACCGCACCGGATCCGAAGAACGGTTCTAAATAGGTCGTATGCAGTGGCATATGGCTAATGATCCATTCCGCCATGCTCCACTTGCTTCCGGGGTAGTGAAGGATTCTTGCGGTCATTCCGTCACCTCACATCGATAGTACTTGATTGTATTCGTACATGGCTGCCGTTTCCCGCTCCGGCGCTTGGATATCCCACTCTGAGAGGTATGTCCTTAACGTCCCGATCTTGATGTTATATCGCTCACATATCATGTCTCGGCTGAGTCCTGAAACGCGCGCGGCTAGATATTCCTCTTTCACGAGGCGAAATCGTTTAGCTTTGGCTTGTCCTTTTTCCCTAGCGGACTTTTGGCTATTTGGCGATACGATGGTAGGATGAACGCGTCCGTGCGTGATAAACGATTCTGCTTCTACAATCTCGTGAGGTTTCCCGAGGTCCATTCCAAATTCATATCCGGGTAGTCCGGGCTTTAGTTTCCATATGCTAACGTCTCCGAGTGCCATCGTTCTTTCCCTCCCGCTACTGTTGTTGGAGTTTCTCCTTGAGGAGTCGAGCTCGTAATCTAAGCGCCCATTTCATCCCCTCGGCCGTGTGGTCGATCCAGTAATGACAGGTCTTGGTTTTGGTTGAGGGACCACAGAGCTTAGCGAGTTCTTCGGCTGTCGTTTCGTCTTGTCTCCATCGCCAACGAAGGTGGGCTCTCTGCAAAGTCCATTTGTGTTCGGTTGGATCGGCGTTACCTGGTTGCCATCCGCAACGTTCGCAACGGTTGCCGGAACGCTTGTCCACTTCGGCAGCTACCTTTGGGGTAATTGCTCCGCGCTGTTTGGCTGTCTTGCTTCCTCGTTTATGGTCTAGCTGTTTTGGGATGGATCGGACGGGTTCCGTTGCAAAATTGATTCCCATTCCTCGTCGCTCATCCCCTTGTAAATTTCGTATAGTCCGTGCCGTTTGAGTTTCTTAAGCTGGACGTCAACATTCGATTCCGTCCGACCAAGCGCCCATCCGATCTTTCTTGTTCCGTCGATATGCTGATATTTGCAAAGGTAAATCTTCTCTTCTTCCGAGAACGGTTCGCCGTTTCTTGGGTGGTAGTCAGGGTGGTAACTGACACGGCCGCGCTCGTCTAGCTTGAGTCCGACAAAATCTGGTATATTCGGGTTGATGGGCTTGCGTTTTACAATCCCCATACCTTGTCCACCACCGATAGATAATCAAGCGGAACCTTCCCGCTTCTGACTTCAAAGCCTTCCCGTTCCATCTCTAAAATGTGAATGCTCTTTGTCCCGCGGATGCCGTCCATCTGCCGCTTCCAGAAGGTTTCGAGTACCGGATACGGGAGCATGAAGACTTTTCGATGCGCTTCGAATGCGACGATGAGGAAGGCGATTGCATTGCCTACATAGTGGCATTTGCCCAGGTATGTCACTTGATGGCTTGCGACGTTGGAGAGATCGAGGCGATCTCCTTCGGCGACGGATTTAGCTTCGAATGCGATGCCGCGTTGCCGATAATGTCCGTCGTAGTCCACCGTCGATGGCCGCTCGAGATAGCCGTAGATCCTATTTGCTTCCCGCTTCATGATTTTCACTGGCGTCGGCCGCTTATTTATGATTGCGATTGATTGATTCTCGTACATGGTGTTTGTCATGTTGATTAGGCTCTCGAACGCCATGCCGCGATTGCCACGCGGAATTTTTGCCTTCATTCCCTCACCCTCCTGTACTTGGCTTCTTTTTCTGCTTTGTCGGCCACATCTTCCCAGAGATAAGCAAAGAACTCGCCGATCACTTCTGGAATCTTCTTTGTCGGTACGCCGACCCAACGGAGCTCTTTCCACATCTCCCTCGTTAAGTGGTCGAGAGATTCCAATTTTTCGCGAAACAGCCATTCGTATGATTCGAAGACTTCTTTCCCGGACTTCGGTATATGGCGGTTCATTTCTTTCTCCAAAGCGTTTCGCGGATATGCTGAATCCCGCCGTTCGCCTCTTCTCGATATGCCTCCTGTATTTCTTCCTGCAGTTCGTCAAATCGTTTCCAACCACGCGCTCGCTGCTCAGGCGATAGATTTTCCATTTCAAGCGCTCTTACGACGGCGGTTCTTTCTTCATTCAGCTTGTCGCTCTCTTTCACGCTTGGACCTCCCTTTATTCTCCGATCGCCGCAATTTAAGGTAAATTGCCCATCCAGTTATCTCGCTGTAAGCTGGCTTGCACTCTGTTAAATCCCATTCGGGGTACTGCTTACGCCAAAAGGCCTGATTGTCTAACTCATCCCGGACGATCCGCTCTACTTGACGGCGGGTGTATTTGCTGTCATTGGTCCGGTATTCTGGTCGTTCGAGATTCTGACTACTGCTCCAGCGCTTTTTTCCGGCTGGCTCCTTGGTCAGGTACCGGGATAAGGCTTCTAGGCCGTAGTCATTTGGCTTCAAGCGGTCGGCATTAGAGAATCCGATCCGTTCCCCCAGCTTTTGTCCCTTCTTCTTCGGTCTGCGCCATAGGTCTTCGATTGCATCCCGCTCCAGCCCGCCTGACATGATAATGTGGTGGTGAATCCTGACGGGACGGTCTCCTTCCTTCCCAGTGCTGTATTCTGTGACCAGTACGTATTTAATTGGGGGTAGTCCTTCCCGCTTCCGTTTATGGGCGATCCGCCTGAGGTAGTTTGATGCTTCCTTTTCCGCCGCTTCGATTGTCTCGGGCAGTTCCGCATAGGTGACTGTTACGTGTAAGTCACCTTCCCCGAAGTTCGTGTTCACCAACTGAGTAAAATATCTCTTGGCGTTCTTGTCGTTCAGGTTCCGTTGCTTTGGGGCGGACACTTTCTTCTTTTCCCCTCTCCCCCTCCGTATTGGATGATTTTGAGTCTTTGAGAATATATCTACTTCCATGAAATGCTTCCCACAATAAATCTGCTTTTCTCTTATGAAACTCCGCACGGCAACGCCTCCACCAACTTGGTGCCGTAAAGAGTCTATCTTCCCTGCTATTTGTTCATAGGATCGGTTGCCGCCTCTCCTGTCACAACATTTTTGACTTTCGTATCGCAGGAAAGATAATACCCATTACAAGCCCGAGAACGCTCGGCAAAGCGTTGTTTTTGCTTGTTCTCCGCCGCGAAATTTGATACAATGTTGTTACGATATCATTGTATATTTCGCAACTGACTCGCCTCGTGATCGCTCCCTTAAAGCGACATACGAGGCGGTCTTTTTTATGTCCCGAATTCCTTCAAGGTTGCTCCGAAAAATATGTCGGTGATAAATTCATAGCCCGACGACATAACGACACCGGAGCCAATATACCGTGTAACCCGGTGACGATTGTTAAAGACAGCCTCTTCGTTTTTACGAGTGCAATGGGCTCCCCGGCCTCGCCAGTCTCGCGATAATACTTTCGGTTATAACTGTCGGTTCGCTCGCCGTCCTTGACGATAATCATGTCTGCATATTCGCGAATCGGCTTACCTTGAATAGTTAGTTGCATCTTTTTTCACCTCCTCTCCTCAAAAGCCACTAAATCTGATTCTCGGATGAGCCACTGGCGAGCTTCTTTAAACCCTTTAAGTTTTCCTACAGACAGCCACTCACGAACCGTATAAATGGAAATGCTATATCGATCTGCCACTTGCTGGTCTGTGTAGATCGCAGGTAAATTACTGGTTGGCCTGATTCCGTAGCCGTTAGCGAGAGAACGAACAACTTCGGTTTGTTCATCCTGATCTAGCCAGCTTAATAACTGTGTAATTAGTCCGGTTGCTTGTAAGGTGCGGCTCATAGATATCTCCTCTCTATCCGCCTTTGGTCAGGCGGTGGTATGCTGATCCGCTTGACGCTTAAATAGATACTCTAATGATAAATCCGGGAACAATGAGGACTGGATGCCGAACGCTTCATCAATCAGCAAAGGGGATTTACCAGTCAGTTTGTTTGAGACTGTCGCCGAGCGAACGTTCAAAACCACGGCTATATCCTGCTGTTTCAACTTTTTACGTGCCATTTCAGCAGCTAAATTAGGGTACATTTGCCCACCTCCAATATACGACATATCGTAACTATTGATAACAATATACGACAATTCATAGTTAGTCAACAAGGATTTACTATGATTCGTAAATATACGTTTACATTTAAGTATTTTTGAATTAATATGGTAACAAAGATACGAAATAACGTAATTTAAATACGTTAAGGGGTGTTCAAGTGAAACGCGGCGAATACTTGGCAAAGGCGATTGAAGCTAGAGGATTTAATACAATGAGTTTGTCAAAGACATCAGGGGTTGCATATACAACGATTAGGTCAATGATAGAAAGGGATCTTTCGGGAGCTTCAATTGATAACCTGCTTCTAATAGGTAAAGCACTTAATATGGATGCAGCTGAATTAGCCGATCCCGAAGGTTGGGCAAAGAAAAAAGCGGAACGCGAGGATATTCAAACAATCGCAGCTCACCACGACGGTGGAGATTGGACAGAGGAAGAACTAGAAGAAATAGAGCGATTTAAAGAATTCGTTCGCATGAAAAAACAACGACAACAGGAGTGACTCCATTTGCCGTATGAATGTCTGAAAACAGAAGCAACGAAACTTGGAGTCAACACTTACGAGCTGCCTCTTAAAAACAAAGGTCTATACAGTGATAATGTCATTTGGATCAATAATTCACTCATCACCACAGAACGAACGTGCGTCCTCGCCGAAGAACTTGGGCATTACCATACCACTTCTGGCGATATACTAGATCAATCTCGGCTAAACAATCGAAAACAGGAACGCCGAGCTCGAGAATGGGCACATAACCGACTTATTCCGTTCCAACGAATCATTGATGCCCATGAAGCCCGAGTTAAAGGCCGACATGAAATTGCAGAGTTTCTAGGAGTAACAGAAGAGTTCTTGCAAGAATCAATTAACCGTTACATGGACAAATACGGAATTTTCATCCAAATAAATGACCGTTTCACTATAATGCTTGAGCCTCTTAGTGTGATTGAGCTTTTACCAAGTTAATTTTACGCTTCCCCGCTACAAGGCGGTTAAACTATATGCTTAAATAGAACATATGTTCTGAGAGGAGTAAATAAATGGTAAGAAAAAGGTTCATTGCAGAGTTGCCACCCGGGGTGAGAAAACGCGGAAATGGATTCACTTATCGGTACGACGTACCAGTCGTTAGACCCGACGGTTCGCCTGACAGGAAACAAAAAGAAACAATGCAGTTCCCAACACCACTAGATGCGTATCAAGCCGGCGTGCTTATCGAGGCTGAACAAATTAAGGGTACTTATGTCGATGAAGATAATGTTTTGTTTACCGAATGGGCACCTAAAGCTATCGAGTTACATGCTTACCTAAACGGAATCAAAAGGCAAACCAAGGACATGTATTTACACCAGTTAGTAAGAGCAAAAGAATATTTTGTCGGTCGCAAGTTAAAAGATATTACGGATCCGGATTATCAACTATTTCTAATGTTCTTACATAAGGATCTCGAATTAGACAGAGGTACTATTTCTATGATTCATGCCAAGATGAAGATTATATTCAGAATGGGCAAAAAACATAAATTAATAGCAAACAATCCAACTGAAGATGCCAAAATTCCCGCCGATGAAGTTTCTTTAGAAGATATGTTAGCCCCGGAAATACCCAGGTATCTCGAAAAGGAGGAACTTGCGCTTCTTATAAGAACAATGAAAGTAATCGCAAATGAACAAACTGATCAATTAGAGACTTTCGGATGGAATCAAGCAGCGCGGATTACGAACCTTCTATCACGAACAGGTCTAAGGATCGGGGAATCCATGGCACTAATACCAAGTAACTTCGACCTCACTGAACATACGATCCGGGTTGTTGCAACCGTTAACGTTTCCAAGGGTATGAAGAATTATTTTTTAAGCACACCGAAAAACAAAAAACCACGGACTGTGGATATAACTAATTCAGTTATTTCGACTGTAGAGGAACAAGTAAAAGCCGTGAAGGCTTTGCGCCTCATGTTTGGACCTAGTTACTACCGCGATCATGCTTTTATTTTTATTAATTACAAGCACCTCCCTGGATACCCAATCGGGTATGAAGACTACGCTGATAAACTGAAGATTGCTCTAAGTAGAGCAGGACTGCCCGAGAGTATTACACCACACAAACTTCGCCATACTTACACGAGCCTTGGCGCTGAGGCGGGTATGACTTTAGAAGAGATTCAAGCGCAGCTTGGTCACAGTAAAGACGAAGTTACTAAGCGCATCTATCTCCATGTGACACAGGCCCGTCGCAAAACCAATGCCGACCGCTTAGAACAACTACTATCCCCTCACTTTAGTGAATAA